AACAGCGGCATGGCACTTTCCAGGACCGAGATCGCGGTTTCCATAGTGTCGCCACGATCACTTGCCTGGATGCCTTCGGGGAGGTTGTCGTAGGCGTCCTGTTCGTCGTCCAGAACCTCCGAGATGGTCTCGCCGACTTCTTCCAGCTTGGCGATGGCCTCGTTAATGATCTTGCGTCTCTGGTTGTTCATCGTGCGTCTCCTTCTCTCTTTTCAAGCCAATTGTCGCCCCGTCACTCGCAGACGGAGAGGGCAAGGGCCTCGTCCATCATCACCGGGACGACGTGTAGGTCACCGGCCTGGATGGCAACGGCGTCCGCTTCCCGGTGCGACCACAGCGTGCCAATGGAAGGGCCGTCCTTGGCCGGGGTGGAGTTCTGGGAGTAGTGAAGGTCATAGACTTCGACTTGTCGGCCAAACCCCCAGTCTCGGCGGTCGGCAGGACGGTCGCGGTTTCGGTTGAAACGGGGATAAGGAAGAACGGTCATGCCGCCCTCCTATTGTCGTCGTTGTCCTGCCAGACCTTGAAGCCCCGGCTGGTGAAGTTTACGACGGTCTCACTCGGACCGTGATCAGCAACGATGATCAGGCCCTTCTTGGCGAGGCTCCCGAGGACGCCCTTGACGGCGTTGGTCGAGAGGGTTGCGGAAAACGCATCGGCCCAGCACCAGGTGCCGGTATCGTCGATGCTCTCGGGCTTGCCGCCATTGGCCGGGGACATCTCGGCGTAGGCGATACCATTCAGTACGTCAATTTCGTTAGGGGTAGGGGTCATGGTCGTCTCCTTTCGGGTCAGGGTTATCGGGAAACCGCCTGCCTTGAGTCCAACGCCAGTGTTGCGGCGCGGAGTTCATCTTGGTGGCGGTTGAGCCAGCTAACCAATTCACGCTTCGTGCGGGCCGAGAACTCAAATCCGGCATATTTGTCGCGGAGGTCTTTGCTGAGAATGCGGGCTTGCCAGTCAGATCTTTCGCCAGTGCGGAAAATCCCGATGTAGTAGAAACCGCCGCCTGGAATGATAGCGTCGTATTCAGCGGGCACGTGGGCGGGGGATCTATGAAAAACTAATCTAGTCATGGTCGTCTCCTCCGTTTACGTAATTAGTATAATAGCCCCGACCTTCGGAGCTGTACAGTGTTTTGTTCGGGTCCGACCAAAATAGTTATAGAACGGAAACAAGGGGTTAGCCCTATTGTACAATATGGTACAATGGGCGGCGACGGATATCGTCAGGAGGGTTTCTTTTGGCCATAAAAAAGACCGGCGTGAGCGCGGCGCGGAAAAAGCGACCGGCGCGCAAGAAAGCCAGCCCCGCGACCTCGACCACGGCAAAGAAGATCGCGGAGGGCTATCTGACGGTTAAGCCGCCGGCAAAGCGACGGTCCTCGGTGAGACGGAAAGCCGCGCCGAAGCGAAAGGCCAGGGCCAAGAGAAAGACACCCGCCAAGAAGGCCGCCCCGAGGCGGAGGACGGCTGCGAAAGTTGCGAAAGTTGCGAAAGCTGCGAAGTCGAGGGCACCGAAGAAGAGGGCGGCGAAGCGGAAACCTGGCCGTCCACGGTTCAATCCTACCGCCGAGCAACGAGTCATGGTCGAGACCATGGTGGCAGTCGGACAGATCCAGGAACATATCCTCCGGTTTGTAGCGAAGTGGACGCTCGGGGGTGAGATGAGCGAGCCGACCCTCCGCAAGCACTTCAGAGAGGAACTAGACCTCGGCCTGGCGAAGGCCAACCAGGCGGTGGCGCGTAACTGCTTTGCCATTGCGACGGCATTTCCGCCGCTGCCAGGGACTATGCTGGCAATCAATTCGTGGATGAATAACCGTGGCGGATGGAGTACGAAGCATATTCACGAGGGCGGCACGAAGCCCATCGAGCACAAGCACGGCCTGATCAAGGACGACCAGACGCTTGCCGGAATTATCGACGCTCTCAGAGAGTGCGGTGTCATCCCTCACGGCGAAGCAGAAGGCTGAGCTGAAGCGGCGGCTGACCCCGCGCCTCAACAAGTACATCCTCCACACGCCGACGGTTAAGCAGGCGGCGTTCCTGCTTCTCGACTGCATCGAGGCGTTCTACGGCGGCAGCGCCGGCCCCGGGAAGTCCGACGGGCTGCTCATGGCGGCGCTGCAGTACTTCGACGTGTTCGGGTACAACGCCCTGCTTCTGCGCCGGACCTTCGCCGACCTATCCCTGCCCGAAGCCCTCATGGACCGCGCGGCCGACTGGCTAGGCCCCACCGCCGCGCGGTGGGACAACACGGCCCATGCGTGGAGGAGCCCCGAGGGCGGCACGCTGACCTTCGGTTACCTCGAAGTCGAGAAGCACAAGTACCGGTATCAGAGCGCGGCCTTCCAGTACATCGGCCTGGACGAACTCACCCAGTTTTCCGAGACCCAGTACAGATACATGTTCTCCCGCCTGCGCCGCCTGGAGGGAGTTGACATTCCGCTGCGGATGAGGGCGGCGTCGAACCCCGGCAACGTCGGCCACATGTGGGTCAAGCAACGCTTCATAGTCGAGGGCCCGGCACACGGGCGGGTGTTCGTCAAAGCCAGGCTGGTCGACAATCCCCACCTCGACCGCGAGTCCTACGTCCGGAGCCTCAATCAGCTCGACCCCATCACCCGGCGGCAGCTTCTCGATGGCGACTGGGAGGCCCGCCACGAGGGCGGAATGTTCAGGCGGGAGTGGCTGCCGATCGTCGAGATCGTTCCCGCCGGCGGCCGTTGGGTTCGGTACTGGGACCTCGCCGCGACCCCCGCCTCGGTGGGGGTCGATCCCGACTGGACGGTCGGCCTTCTGATGGGCGTCATCGAGGGGGTGTATTATATCGCCGACGTGATTCGAATCCGGGCCACGCCGGGAGATGTCGAGCGGGTCATAAAGCAGACGGCCCAGATCGACGGCAAGAGCGTGGATATCTGGATGGAGCAGGAGCCAGGAGCGAGTGGCAAGATCGTTATCGACCACTACACCCGCGGCGTCCTGCAGGGCTACACCTTCCGTGGCGACCGGGTCGGAATATCCAAGCCGGAACGCGCCGCGCCGTTCTCATCGATGTGCGAGGCCGGGAACGTAAAGCTCAAAGAGGGCGTATGGAACGGCAACTTAATCGACGAGCTTGAACTGTTTCCACAGGGAGCCAAGAAGGACCAGGCGGATGCAGCCGGCGGTGCCTTCAACCAGTTGACGAGTAGCGACGGCCCGCCGTCCGGGCTCCGAGCCGCGACGGGACTGTCGAAGGCATCTTATTGGAGAATGGGGTCGTGAGATCATGGCGAAGACAGCAGCAACCAAGAAGGTAGCGAAGCAGACGGCGACGTTCGCCGAGTTCGGCCAGTCCGGGCTCAAGCGGCAAACCGGATTCGTCCGCGAGGAGTTTCTCCCCGAGCTGAGGGGGCTGCGCGGGCTTAAAATCTACACCGAGATGTCGAGCAACGACAACATCGTCCGGTCGATGCTCTTCGCCATCGAGATGATGATCAGGTCCGTCGAGTGGCGCGTGGAGCCGGCATCCGAGGAACCCGAAGATATAGAGCAGGCCGAGTTCCTGGAGACCGTGATCGACGATATGTCCGTGTCCTGGGTCGACCTGGTCGCGGAGATCCTCTCGTTCCTGCCGTTCGGCTGGTCGTACCACGAGATCGTGTACAAGAGACGCGAGGGCCCGGGCCGAGACCCGACCCGGAGGTCGAAGTTCGACGACGGCAAGATCGGCTGGCGAAAGATACCGATTCGAGCTCAGGAGACCCTGGTCAAGTGGCAGTTCGACGACTCGGGCGGCCTCGACGCGATGGTCCAGCGAGTCCAGGGCCAGGTCGCGCCGGTCGTCATCCCCATCGAGAAGGCGCTGCTGTTCAGGACGAGCACCCAGAAGCAGTCGCCTGAGGGACCGTCTATCCTCAGGGGAGCCTACCGCGCCTGGTTCTTCAAGAAGAGGATCGAGGAGATCGAGGCGGTTGGGTTAGAGCGGGACCTGGCCGGGTTCCCGATCATATACGTGCCGCCCGGCATCATGGACGCCAACGCCTCGGCGGCCGACAAGGCCCTGTTCGACGACTACCAGAACATCATCCGTAACCTCCGCCGGGACGAGCAGGAGGGGCTGATCCTGCCCGGGTCCCGCGACGATAAGGGACACCGCTGGTTCGAGCTGATCCTCCTGTCCACCGGGGGTCGCCGGCAGTTCGACACCGGCAAGATCCTGGAGCGATACTCGCGCTGGATCGCGATGACGGTTCTCGCCGACTTCATTCTCCTGGGACACGAGAAGGTCGGGTCGTTCTCGCTGAGCTCCGACAAGACGGCGCTGTTTGCCACCGCACTCGGGGCCTGGCTCGACTCCATCGCGGCGGTGTTCAACGACCACGGTATCCCCCGGCTATTCGCCCTCAACGGCGTTTCGTTCGAGCACCAGCCGACGCTGGCCCACGGTGACATCGAGAGCGTTAACCTCGACGAGCTAGGCAAGTGGCTGACATCACTGGCGAGCGCCGGCATCGACGTTACCGACGAGAACACGGAGGCCTGGTTCCGCGCCCTGGCCGGGATGCCGGAGGCCCTGCGAGAGGACGACGGGGCGGAGGGCGAGGAGGAGGACGAGGACGACCCGGAAACCCGGAGACCGGCCTCACCGAGTGCCGAGGAGCTCGAAGAAGATGCTCGTCGCGCGGCCGGCCGATAAAGCGATCCGCGTAGGCCGGAGACCTGCCGGGCCGCCGGGCAAGCGCGGGCGGACGACTCGCGGAGTAGCCGACGCCAACCTCGCTGTGTTCCGCCGTGGCGTGCTGGCGGGCCTGAAGGACCTCAAGGGGCGAGCGTCGCTTGCCGAGATCGCGGACCAGATGTTGCGAGGTCAGCAGTTCAAGGTCCTCCAGATGTTCGGCGTCGAGGGCACCAGGGTGGTCGGCGACAGCCCGGAGTTCGGGGCCATGCTCAGGGTGTGGCGTCGCGTCTTCGAGGACTCGGCGATGGAGAACCTGGCCCGCACTCCGAGCCAGTTTCGTCGGCTCGGTCTGTTGAAGGTGACCCCGGAGGAGGCCGAGGCGGCTCTCGGGTTCAAGTTCGACATGTTCAATCCAGAGTCGGTGGCGTTCATCCAGACCAGCGAGTTCCTCCTGGTCAGGGGTATCAACAGGAGGACCCGCGAGGGCCTACGCACGATCATGTCGGCGTCGTTCCAGGACGGTATCCCCCCGGCGGCGTCGGCGCGCCGTATCCGCCAGATCGTCGGGCTGACGTCAAAACAGGCAGAGATGGTCATCAACTTCCGGCGGGCCCTGACTGGAGGGCGCGGTGCCGGTCCGTTGCGTGCGGTTCTAAGCCGGCAGCTCCGAGACCGGCGGTTCGACCCCACGGTTCTTCGGGCCATCGACCAGGGCATCGTCCTGACGGCCGCGCAGAGGGAGAAGATGGTTGCCCGCTTCGCCGAACGGCTCCTGGCGTTCCGAGCCAACAACATCGCTCGAACCGAGACCATGCGCGCCGCCAGCGCTGGCCAGCAGGCTCTATGGAGCCAGATGGTTCAGCAGCGGATACTCATCCCCCAGGAGATGAGGCGGGTCTGGATCGTCACCCGGGACGACCGTCTGTGCCCGATCTGCGAGCCCATCCCCGAACTGAACGCGGGCGGCGTCGGGATGGACGAGCCATTCAGGACGCCCGCTGGCGATCTCATGCACCCGCCGGCCCATCCTCAATGTTTATCGGGAGACACGCTCGTACTGGCCTCTGGGGTTTCGGCCACGAGCGAACGATGGTTTGAAGGCGATCTCGTCGTCATTCGCACGGCCGGAGGCAAGCAACTCAGGTGCACAGCCAATCACCCGATACTGACGGATCGGGGATGGATTGGCGCTGAGCTCCTTAATGTGGGCGACCAAGTAATCGGCCGCGCCGCCGGTAAGCGGATGCCGCCGCTTATCAATAACGATGGCGACGATATGCCAACCCGCATCCATGATATAGCGAAAGCGTTTGGGTGTTCGCGCGGCGTGACGGCCAGAGAAGTGCCAGTGACCGCCCCAGACTTCCACAACGACGGGGTGGGCAGCGAGGTCGCAATTATACGGGCCAAGAGCCATCTGAGCGACGGTCTCGACGCCGCGAAATCTCAGCATCTTGCGCAGTACCTTTTCGTTCTCGGTTATCAGTGCCCCCGCGTTCGCGGCTCGCGCCATAGCGGCGCGGCACAATGTCTCGAAGCTCCGCTTTATTCCGAGCGACGCCTTGTGAGCGGCCTTGACTTGATGACGGCGGGCAGCGGTGCTCATGCGGGACCACTTGAGTTCTTCGGCCTCGCTCTGCCCGCGCAAGGCAACGCCGTATTCGATGAGCCGGGCCGTCAGGGTCTTTCGGCTAACGCCGAAGACGGGAGCGAGTTGGTTGACCGACTCGCCGGCCAGATATCTCCTGACCAGATCATCGGGGTCGAGCGGGTGCCATTTAGGGGGCATGTCTATAATCTCCAAACGGAAAGTGGTTGGTTCGTGTCAAACGGCATCATAACACATAACTGTCGCTGCGACATGGCCCTGCGGAGGGTCGAGACGCTGGGCCGGCCGATTGTCCCCGGATCGAGGGCGGCGTGAAGAATCACCGCCACAAATATCAGACCATCTTCGTCGATGTCGACGGGACGCTCATCCTCTG